CTGTCAACAATCGTCCGGTATTTTCCCAATTAGTAATTAATTGTTGTGCTCTGGCTGGCTGAGCATTTTTTATAACTTGTATCTCTGCATTTGCGGCATCAATGTAAAGTTGGACAGCAGTATTCATTCCAGGCCAACCTGTAGTACCAGCCGGCTGGTTAGTGGTACTACCATAAGTTATCGGGGGGGTCTGTATAGTTACTGACGGGACAGAAGTTGTTGCAGTGCCTGGAGTAAAGGCAACGCCGGTAACTCTGCCGTAGTTTCCAGAACCATTAAATCCAATATCAGTGTAAGTTGTTCCTATTAAAGCTACGGCTGATGCTCCGCCACTATTGGTAATAGTAATAGTAGGTGCTAATGCCCCGTTAATACCGTATCCACCTCCTTCGTTATCCACAGTCACTCCGGTCACAGTGTAATATGTAGTAAAAACGCTCGGAGGTGATTCTATTACCTCTGTATCATAGTCAACTGTTACTTGAGCCGCAGACCAAGTAACCGCTAAATATAGATTTTTATATATATTATACAAAGTAGGTGTTTCTAACTGTTGTATAAGCTGACGAATATTAATACCAAGATAAGGTAATCCACTCATACATCCTAAAAAATTACTCATGGTGTATGTACCAAATGGTCCATTACCTAATGCAATTAATGCTAAGCCTTGACTTGCTAATGATGTATCAGTGGGAACGCTAGTACCATTAACATTTAATCCTTTAGTTGTTTCTAAACTGTTAACTACTTGTGCAAACTTTTCAATAGGTACACTTGAAATATTTTTAATCTGTTGCATTGATACACTAAATGCGCCGGCTGCTTTGGCAATATCAGGTGGTAATATACCATCTAAATATGCACCAAACCCTTGTGGTATGGGTTGTATAGTTAAGACGTTAGATTGCGTGCCCTCAGGTGTTATCTGTTCAGTACTAGATTGTGCAACATTTGTACTAGGTGTGGTAGTTTCATATGCAGTGCTAGCTGGAGCATCCATATCATTACGCTCTGATACTAATCTGAGATTTTGAAAGAAGCCAGCCATTAATTTACTACTCCATTTTGCGCTGTAGGTGATCCTAACTGACTATTCAATCCGTCATTAACATATATAGGATAATATATTTTACTATTAGCATTGCCACCGACTGTATTGTACACAGGAACTGTTAAGGTTTTATAGCTATTAGGGAACAACTTTATTGGACTTAACAAATCAGCCAGTGATTCCAAACCAACTGTCTTACAATTTAATGACACTAATACATCTTTCAAATCTTGTCCTAATATAATACCAAATGCACCGTATATTTTACGTTCTTGTTCTTTAGATATAGGTACAGCTAATGATGTTATCTCACTCAATTCTGATACTGATATACCACTAGCAATTAATGCAAGACTTACTGAAGAAGTAATACAATTGTTTTTTTGTAATGTCATTAATAGATTACTGGGTAAACCAAATGTCGCAATAGATTGTAGACTAATTGCTTTACCACTAGTAATTAAATCTTGTCCAAATATAGTAGTTGCTACACTTACCCCGGTAATATCACCTGTAATTAGATCGTCTATATTACTATATGTACCATCTAAAAAGTCTTGTGAATTATTTACTGCTAAAATAGCATCATTACTATATTCGATAAAACTATAATTTGACATGAAGCCAGATAGAAAATCTTGATACTTATCTGGGCCCAATGACAACCCACTATTATAGTTAAACTCATTATATGCTTGCAATGCAAATAATCTGGTATAACCCCATTGTGTTACTGAATTAGTATATGTGTAATTACTAGCCCAATTGGGATATCCTGTCCAATTAAAAGTAGTTGGAGGACTATTACCCATTCCGGGAATTGAGGTCGATCCAATTGCAATTAGATTATTGTAAGTTGTGCTATTAACTAGCCCTCTAGTATAAGCATCTTTGATAGCATATGTTAACGGTAATAAACAAGTGATAGTAATAATACTACCAGGTGTGTATTGTGTAACGCTATTACTGCTACCTACATAATCAATCATTATAGGGTTAATATTAAATCCAATATTTTGTAATAATGAACTTAATGTATTAACGCCTAATGGGCTTTGTTTTCCTGTATCGCTCATGGACAAAACACATCAGGACTACCTTGTACGATACTATGACCGCAACTGTTTCCTGACCCTACTCTGAGTACTGGTACACCTTCACAAAACACAGTTGGACTACCATCAGTAGTTGTTGCCGCTTTATGAGGTGGATGGGGTTTTTTGGCCCAAGGAGCGTGTGGCGTTATAGAACTAACATGTAATCCAACTTTAATTCCATTAGCAAATACAGTATCGGCACCACGCATTATTGCGCCACCTTCCTGATTTGTATCACCTACACGACTTAACTTTGCCATTTTATCCCAATACGATTTTTTTACTAGGTACCTTAATGCCAGTTGTTGCTTCTAGGTACTTGTCTTTGATGCTATCATCGGTCTCTGCATACATTGCAACACTAGTAGTATTTAGCTTAAATTCACCCTTCGGATTTGCAGTAAAAATACTTGGAATCATTTGCATTCCCTGTTGTGAAGGGGCAATAGATACTGGTTCTTCAATATGAATAAATTCCCCACCTGATTGAACAACTTTAGCTATAAGTTCTTCTCCCGAGTTAAGCTTAAATGTATATACTGTATTTGATTCGATTGTTATTTTCATTAGATACTTTCTGTTAATTTTTGTTTGAGTTCGGTGAAACCACCGATTAGTACGTCATCTAAAATGATTTGTGGTACTGTTCTTGCTGACGGTATTGCTTCAAGCAATTCTTCTTTAGTATATCCATCTCCGATCTTACGTTCTTCAAATTGTATACCTTTACTTGTTAATAGCGCCTTTGCTTGGTCGCAGTAGGGACAATGGTACTTAGACCAAATAATTGCCTTCATTTTATTTCCTTTTAAATATTTGGTAAGTCATCATAGTTTAATGATTCACTCATTACACCTATAACGTAATTTGTTGATTCAGTTTCTTGCAATGCAGATTGTTTCTTACTGGTATCGGAGTGCTTGTTAAACCAGGGAATAGGTGTACTCTTTGGCGATGGACTATTATATCGTATGCCAATTTCTTTTAATGCACCTACGGCCGTATAATCTACAAAGTCTTTTAATACTGTTGCATTTAATCCAATAACAGGGCCCATCTTAAATAGATAATCAGCCCAGTCTTTTTCTTCTTTAATAACATCTAGGTATAGTTGATAGACTTCAACTTCGCATTCTGATTTAACTTGTGCAAAACGACTATCTTCTTTTACAACTTGATTAATAAGGTAAGCAGTCCAACCTTTATGGAGAAGTTCATCTTGGAGAATTAAACTGATAATGTTACCATTACCAATAAAGATTTTGTTCTCAACCATTGCTAAACTAGTAGCAAATGATACCATAAATCTAAATGCTTCCAATGCGTAACTAGCATGTAATGCCATGTAAATTGCTTTGATGTGTTCTTTCTCGTTTACATCTTGCCCTAACTCTTTGCGACAGTTAACTTTATGTAGTTCATCATAGTAAAGACCCACACTACTTGCCATGTCAACAATCTCTTTTGTATCATGTATTGTATTGAATACATCTTTGGGTACATTATATATGTTACGAATGATGTGACTGTATGACCTACTATGAATATTTGATTCAAAAAATCCCCAATTAAACATCAATGCTTCTAGTTCAGGTAAGGATACTACCGGAGTAAACACTTGAGTTGGACCTCTACCCTGTAAACTATCTAGTGCTGTTTGACGTAACAGATTACTAGTAAAGATATGTTTAACCGCATCTGATGCATCTTTGAAATCATTGGCATCTTTGGTTAATGAAATCTCTTCTGGAACCCAGAAGAAACCACGTGCCGTTGTTTCAAAGTCTGCAATCTTTTTATATTTCACCTCCTCAAACCTTTGAATGGTTACGGGACCTTCCGGATCCAAAAACATTTTTCTATTCAAATAATCTGTTTTAGTGTTTAAGTTGTATTGTTGTTTTGACATTGTTTTTCCTTAAAGCTTACATGCTTCGCAATCTTCTTCATCCATATCATTAAAGCCACTTGGCAAATCTAATACAGTTTCATCTTGACTCTTACTACCTGCTTTGTTAATCAAGCTATAGTAGAATGTTTTTAATCCCCAAACATGTGCCTGCATCAAGTTCTTAGCAATCAATGTTGTTGGGACTTTACGTTCAGGGAAGTGTGCCGGATTATAAAACGTATTAGTGCTCAGGCTTTGATCCACATAAGCCGCAATCACTGCCGCTGTTTTTAAGTAACCATCACAGTCTTTTTGATCCCACATCAATTGATATTTATTCTTCAACTTATGATATTCTGGAACAACTTGTACAAAACTTCCTGCTTTACTTTCTTTAACTGAAATTAAACTCATTGGCATTTCAATACCATTTGTACTATTAATTACTACACTGCTTGATTCTACTGGAGCAACAGCCATTTGTGTAGCATTACGGACACCATGACTACGCATCATGGCACGTAGTCCTTCCCAATTTAATTCAGGATCAAAGTTTGTTAATTCGTTAACACCTTTAGCACGTAATTCCCAAGGGAAGATACCTTGACCATACCGTGTTTTATCACTATGTTCACAACGACCACGTTCTTGTGCTAATTCTACACTTGCTTCAGTTAGATAGTAGGATAAGTGTTCCATCCACGTCTTGACTTCAGCCAATGCGTCTTTTTCTCCGTATCTGAGACTTCGCTTGGCATGCCAGTAGGCAAGATTAGTGATTCCAATTCCAAGAGGTCTGATTTCATCGTTTGATAATTTAGATTGAATGGATA